GTCCTCCATCATCTTGGCTAACTTTGAACAAGCGTTTGACAAGATGATGGAGGACGAGGGAGGTTACGTTCTTCATGAAGTCCAAGGAGATCGTGGCGGTCAGACCTATGCGGGTATTGCTCGCAAAATGCACCCAAAGTGGGAAGGCTGGCAGCATATCGACTACCAGGAAACACCTCCGACACAGTTAGTCCGAGACTTCTACAAAGTGAATTTTTGGGACAAGATCAAAGGCGACGATTTAACGCATGACGTTATAGCCTCGTCCATCTTTAACTTTGCTGTTAATGCTGGCGTTCCTGTGTCCATCAAACTTGCCCAGATATGCGTTAAAACGGCCCCAGACGGCGTGATCGGGCCTAAGACCATATCAGCCCTCAACCAAGCTAATCCTGAGCTCTTCGTGGCTTATTTCGCGTTAGCAAAGATCGCTCGTTATCGAGACATTGTGACGCGAGATCGAAGCCAGATAAAGTTCTTGTTAGGTTGGATAAACAGGACGCTCAAGCTATGAACCTGTTGGGAATTTCTTCCATCGTTGATTCGGTCGGTAAGGTCATCGGAGACCTGCATACATCCGACAAGGAGCGCATGGAGCTTGAGCTTGAGGCAAAGCGTATCGACCAAGCGATTGATCTTGGTCAAATGGAAGTGAATAAGGTCGAGGCTGCCAATCAGAATATGTTCGTTGCTGGCTGGAGGCCTGCTATCGGTTGGGTTGGTGCTGGCGCGATGTTCTATCAGTTTCTTCTTTACCCGCTTTTGGTCTGGGCATGGACTTGGATGCAGGCAGAGCAGATCGTCCCGCAGGAAGTAAAACCACCTCCCATGCTGGATACCGACGCTCTATGGGTTATTTTGAGCGGGATGCTAGGGATTGCTGGGATGAGGAGTCTCGAGCGCGTGAAGGGTGTTGTTCCTCCGGCTAAGTCTTAGGCCTTTTATGCTGGGCAAAAATCTCGTCTCGTACCATTTGCCCGATCTTGTCTCCGTGTACTTTGTCGATCTTCTCGATGATCGGAAGTCGTTTGCTTTTGGGTAGTTTCAGGATCATCTTCGCCCAGTCTTGAACGACAAACGGCAGTGCACTTTCGTACGCTGCCGCTATCTCCTCAACATCAGACGACTTAACTTTCTTGATAAGGTTGATCCACGACTCCACGGATCGACCACTCCTTAAACGCTTTGTGCTTTGCCATAGTGTCTGGGCACTCGGTTGACGGCGGAATCCAGCCGTGTTCCCTCCAGATTTCCTCGACGAGTCGGAAACGATCTTTCCTCGTCTGAGCCTTTATCAAGTCTTGCCAACTCATAAAAGGCCTTTCGGGAACGGATAGACTGCATCAGCGTGAGGAGTCCCAGGCCTCGGTGCATTGAAAAACCTCCTTTTGTCTAACTCTGTAGGCTTCCAGAAACACTCTGGAGCCTCAGACTTGATGATATGAATGATTCTCTCAAGTACGGGAGAGTCATCAGAAATGTTTGCTGGTCTTTTAGCAAACGCCTTTTTCAGCATGGTTTGGTGGTGTACGCTTAACATTAGAACGGTACTGAATCGTCGTCATCGACTTTGGTTGATCTTACTTCCGCGTCTTTCTGCTGGAACTTTAGCCCCAAATACTTTCCGTCGGAACCCTCGTTAACCCAGCCAGAGATCCAGTATTCGACCCCATTAATCATTGCTGAACCTCGATAGTCTGGGTGCACATCCTTCTCCTTCTTCTTGTTCTTGCTGATACTTCCTGTCAGTTCTTTTGGCATAGCTTTTCTTCCATTTGAGTAACTTCGTTGAGAAAGGCAACCAGATCAGCCTCGATCTTAGTTAGCTCTTCCGGATTTGGCTCGTAACGTACGATGAAAAGTTGTAGATGTTCAGGAAGCCTTGGGTCGAACGAAACAAAGTCGCACCAAGTCCTACCTGTCACGAGCATTTGAGTGAGCATTTGTGGTTTGTATTTGGCGGGAACCTCCTTAGAAAGTAAGTAATCAACATGAGTGTTTGAGTTGGGACACTTGATCTCAATCAGTCCTGACCCTGCGAAACCGTCAGGAGACGCTCCAAGCCACTTAATCGACTTGTGGGTATGAAAACCTGTCTGCTCGACGAAATGCCCTGTGTGGACTTCGTATGCTGCTCTGGCAACAGGTTCTTGCTCTGTACCCCATTGCATATAAGTATTTGTATAAGAATCGCTTTGTAGTCCCGTCAGACGCTCTGTAACGAGTTGAATCTGATAGTTCCTGCGCGTAGCCGTTCCTTGTTTCGCAAGCGCGTCTGAGGCTCTGCTAGCGGTTAGGTGGCCCAGTCTTGCTTTGTACCAATCATCAGTTCTTTGTTCCATGTTGCACCTTTAATATCCCTCGTTCGATCATTGCTTGCATTGTGTTTATGTACGCTTGGTTCCAGAAGTCTCGACGTTCTTCGCGAGACATTTCTTTTCCCTGGTCTAAGTATGAGTGACAACGAAAGCATAGGGATGCTACTAAAGCATCAGAAACTTTGATGCCCATGCCTTTGCCTTGATTTCTATGAGCAGCGACTACAGTCCCGTCCTCACAAAAACACGCTCCACAAGGCAGATGCCTACAAGCCTCAAGCAACTTTTTGTTGGTGTACATTGATCTTCCTTAAGTCAAGTTCAGCGTCTTTCATCTCGTCTGTCCAGATCAAGCCCTTCTCTAGCGCGTACTGTAAAAGTTGCTCCACCATGTCTGAGAACTCAGATACCGTAAGCGAAGCAGTGGAAGGCTCGATTTCTTTGACTTGACCACCAGGAAGTTCAACGACACGAGAAGGTAGAAACCTTGTCTTAGCCCACTCGTGCCAGATGTCTTGGGTATATTGCTGATCCATAAGTTGTTCAGCACAAGCCGTCAGGATCGACCAATAGAATCGATTCTGAGCCGCTGTTCGAGGTGGCTTGGAGATAGTGACCATGTAGCCTAGTTCCGTGGCTTCTATGGCCTCTATGACCCTCCTGCGGTCATTCTCAGTCGTTAGGATTGATCTCATTTCGTAAGTACCAGTTGTAGTTTGCTCGGAATGCTCGTCTCTCGAAGTCGGTGAACTTATCGTGACGCTCTGCGTACATGGCATTGACCATGCGTCTCTTGAATTCTTTGCTGTCAACGTCAAGCCACATCAGGTAATTGTCGAGCCCTGACTCGTGGAGGTCTCCGAATAAGAATCGGAGTGCGGTAATCGTTTCGTCTGTTGGTCTAGTTTTGTAAGGTGCTTTGCAAGCATCGTCGACTGCAAGCTGGATGACAGACCAAAGCAGTTTCTTGCAACGCTCTGTCTGGATCGAGTCCAACAGTCCTTCTTCAAATGTGTTCAGGTTCATTTTCGTTTGTAGTAGTAGGCCCAGGACTTCCTGTAGAGTTTTTCTTTCGTTACTAACTTGCGAGCCTCCAGAGCACGAATCATCTTCAAGGCATTCTGTGGTGTGCAGCCAAACTTGTTAGCAAGATCGTTGAGTGACATCCAGTCATCGAGTGCGGTTAAGTAAGCCGTTTGTGTCGGCGTTAGCGGTTTAGACTTGTTGAGCATCAACAGGCCAAACCTTTCCACCGACTTCAGGAACTCATCTCGGTGTGAGCTGAGAACCCCTGATTGTTTTGCAGCATCAAGAATCTGATTCATTTGATTTCTGTTAGCTCTTTCTTGCGTTGTTCTTTGGCTGCGTCTAACTGCTTTATGGCTTCAGGATTGTTCTTCAGAGCCTTGTAAGCTGTCGTAAAGGTTTGCTTTAGGTCTTCCATGTTCTCAGCCTCACTCACGATCTTGAGGTGGTCTGCTGGATCTTCTTTATTCTCTTCTGGCAGATCTTCTCCAGCGTAGATGTACAGCCCGATACCGTGCAGCGAAATAGCTTTAGCCAGACATCTCTGCATGGCTGTGTTGACTGCAAATGCGTCAGGGTTTGCAATTGCTTTGTTTTTGTAGTCCATGACAGGCAGTTGTGCAGTGCGAGATACGCCGAATGCTTTTACCTCGCAGAACACCATAACGGTGTCGCCCCACATCTGATGTGGCTTGTACTCCCATGTAGCCGTAGGGTCATGTTGCAACAATGTATCCACGGCCCAGGCCCAAGAGAGATAAGAAAGTCCGTTTTTCTTCTCGACCTTCTCGGTTACGTTGATCTTTCTAAGTTCGTTGAATTTCATGCTTGGCTCCTTTATTTGATGAACAGGTAGAGCAGTGTTCCGTAGCAAATCCCTAATGCTGTGCATAAGATCCAGTCACTCCTCGTCGGCTTGTACTTGGTCAAGTTCGTACTCCTGTTGTTCCAACTGTTGGTCATTTTGTTCCCTCTCTCTGTCGTATTCGTAAAGTTTTCTGTCTAGCCAAGCATCGTAGTCAACGCTCATGGTGCTTCCTTTGTGTAGATCGTGCAGAACTGTTCTACGTTAGCTGCAAATACAATCTCGTTGATCTTGATGTTGTAGTCGTCGTAAAAATATTCCTTGATGATTTTTTCTAACTGCTCTTGTGTGAGTATGATTTTCATGTTGGCTCCTTGTTGCGATGGAGTAATCTTAGGCTTATCAATCACATAAGACTGTCATCGTGACGACAATCTCTGCCGCTGATACCAAAAAGAAACGCCGTTCGTCGGTAAGTCCTACTCAGAGGTCTTTAGCTGCGCTTCGTGAACGCGGTTACTTGTGTCAGATCGTCGAGCACTGGAACCCGTGGGCCAGGATCAGGCAGGACTTGTTCAACATAGGCGACATCCTTTGTCTCAAGGACGATGAGACGCTTTTAGTTCAGACGACTTCAAGAGGTAACGTCTCAGCCAGGGTGAAGAAGATTGCAGAGAGTGAGCACTTACCGGCTATCTTGCGAGCAGGCTGGAAGATCGAGGTGCATGG